CGCTGATCGCCCACAGGCAAATCGTTGTTTAATAGCTGAACAGCATTGCCTAGACCCAAGCTGGCATTGCTTTGCATATGTTGCATAACGCTTGGAATACTGTCTTGGAACTTGCTTAGTATTGCTAATACCTGAGGCTGACTTAATGGGTTCATACCTAAGCGGCCGCCGCCGCTGCTGGTTTCGCTACTGCTGGCTTTGAGTTCAACTAGTTCATTGTCAACAACAATGTCACCACCGCCTTCACTGAGTTTAATTCTATTACTTAACATAGCAAGAGCAAACTCGCCGGGACCTTTCTTTTGCTTACCTGCACCATATGGCATCAGTGCCTTAAACACATCAAACCCCATCTGGCTCTTAAAGATTTTAGCAAAACTATTTACGCCTGGCTTTGTAAGTTCTTCAACATTTATCGCTGTTCCTGATTCTTGTAATTCATCAAGGAACTCTTTAATTGTTTTATAGTCGCTTTCAACTTGGTAGATAACCTTAGTTAAAACCTTAGTAGCTGCTTCCTTGTTCATTGCTGTTTCGTCAGCAATGGGTTTTGCTACTACGTTACCGATTACACTTTGAATGTGATCGCTGTTTAAGATACGCCAGATCTGATCCACTAGTTTAGCATCGCGCTCGTCAGTGATATCTAGTGTTTTGATAATCTCTGCAATCTTTGATTGTTCGGCAGCAAGATCATCATATTCTTTTAACTTGACGCTTTCGTTGAGGTTGAGTTGTTTTATTAACATAGGATGCATCTTCTTTATGTAGTTTCTTAGTATTGGTCGTAAGCAGACATCGTCGCCTTGTTCTGCTCTTGCACGACGGAAATCGTTGATCATTGCTGGGTCAGGTATAGCAAAAAATGCATTCATCTGACCTTTGATATCGCTAGCAGGGAAATGTTTGCTTAATAAATCGTTAAGCATTCTTACTTTGCTGTTGTCAGGTACACTGTCTTTGAGTACACCTTCTTTAACACTTTCTTTTGGCACACAATTAGGAACAGTCTTTCCATTCTTTTTCTTAGTGCCCACAGGCTTGTAGCCTTTCCAGCATGGATTATCTTTGGGATTGCGTAAACCTTCAGCAACGTTACGAGTTACTAGGCCAATATCCTGATTTGGATTCTTGGCTAACATAGTCTGTCTAGCTTTCAACGCCTTTTCTTTACTAGCAAAGATACCCTTACTCCATACTTTGCCATTGATCTTTAATGCCCATTGTTGTGTACCTGAATCTAGATCATGGCGTTCATCATCACGTGCGCCGCGGCCAAAACCAGTACGATTAGCATGATAGTTATTATAAGCCTCGTTGATTAACTTTGCGTCAACTGTTGACAACTTGGTGAGCTGTTCACCCAAACTTAACTGTTCTAGTTCGTTGATAAGACTTTCCATTTCTGGATCCTGATCTATGTCGAACTTCTCGTCAGGTTCAACCACATCATATTTGTTTAATTTATTCTTGATAACAACTGCGTCTGGGTTATCTTCTTTGTCACCGATTGGTGTAACTACTGTGCCAACTAGCTTGCCACTTTTATCTTTTAATTCTGTGTTAGCAGGAATATCTTTTATAGGCTTTGTCACAGTCTGCGGCTGTACTGGTTCTACTTTTGCTGCAACTGTTGTTGGTGACTGAGATTGAGCTTTTGTTGTTGGACTAACACTAGTTGCTTTTGCAACACTACCAGTCTGCTGTTGGCCAACAGGTGTAGATTTACCTGGCTGTAAGCCATACTCAACAAGTAAATTTTCTAATGTACGAATGTTTTTAAATTTCATTGCTTATCTCATTTATTCATTTTCTGTAATCTACGACTTACAGGATTTACTCGTTTTGTTCTTCGGGCTTTCAGTGACATACGTTTGCCAATTTTAGCTTTGGTTCTTTTTAGTGTTAAACGCTTTTTAAAATCTACAGGAGCACTACACTGACTTGCTTTACTTACTACACGACCTTTGCGGCGGCCGCCTGTACAACGAACTGCACGTTTGATTTTTGCACCTGTGCGACGCCAAACCATTCTTGCTTCTGTTAATTCTTCGCTGTGTAGTTCACTCAACTGCATTTTACTTTCCTATAAAGTTAATAACTATTGCTACTACTACGCTTAATAATGTTGTTACTGTAATACCAACAATACCAACAATCCAGCCTTCTAACTTATCTAGACGCTTTTCTGTACCTTGCTTAAAATCTCTAAGCTCAGTAGTAATTCCTTCGATGCGCAACATGTCAGCAAGTATGTGTGCTTCTAAATTGCCTGTTTCTAAATAAACCTGTGGTTTTTCTTTGGTGTTTTCTTTAGACATTTTATAACAGATCCTGTTTTGTAAATTCCATGTTTATTGTGTTTTTGGTATCAATAGTACCGCCATTTAACACAATTCCATGCAGTTCATCGCGTAAGGTCTGTATGCTATGCACGGCAGCTCGCTCAAAAGCAAACTTGTAAATCCATCCTGAACCTGTAAGGGTAGGAGCACCATAGTTTTCTAATACTAGGCTTCCGGTACCATTCAAATAAACAGGTTCATTCATCATAATAGGCATAGCTCTCAAACCAATTACTTGCACAACACTTTCAAAATCTTTTTGACTGTTGTCGCTATAATCGCCTGTGCGTGTAATGTCTAATGTTGTATACAATGTGTAGAATTCGATGTTTCCAGTTACTACTTCTGCGCTACCCATTGCACCTGAGCGTGATAATGTCATGTGTGTCTCCAACTTTCATATATTTATCACATTGATAAAAAAACCTCAGCCAAAAAAAAGCCCCCGACTAGCGAGGGCTTTTTCATAAGTTTTGAAACTTATTAGACTACAGTTAGTGAACCTGCTGTAACTGTTAGGTTGCTTAAACCACCAGCTGCGCGGATTGCAGTCTGTAGTGAGCTTGCTGTGATGCCGTTTACTTCTGTAGCAACGTACATTACACGAGCGTTGCCGCTCTCAACTACTACTGGGTTAGCTACTGTTGCGAAAGCATTTAGTACCTTCTCACCTGGATCTGCTGAACCAGCTGTGAAACCAAAGTTTGCAATGTTTGCTGTACCGTCTACTTCGTCAATTTTGAACCATGTTAGTGAACCGGTTAAAAACTGACCTTCTGCTGCACCGCCATTTACTCTTGTCTGAGCCATGATATTCTCCTAATTTATATTGCTGTTACTACAGCTATAACTTTATTTATCAAAAATAATAGTTTTACTTGCTCATAAACTTATTTGCAAGCCCTGCACCCACTTTAAATCCTTTTGAAAAGTTTGCAAATGGCTTAATCTTTTTAAACACATCAAAGTCTAGACCGTCATCTTTAGCTGTTGGCTCGCTGAACTTAGGCTCTTTGTCTACTTTCTTTACAGGTTTTTCAGCTGGTGTTTTAATTGCCGCAGGCTTGTCTGTTTGTACAGGCTTTGATGCGCCAGCTTTTCTCTCTAGGTCACGTTTAGCCATACGCTCTGCTGCTCGCTGTGCGCTGTCTATACTAGTATGCCTAGAATCATAACGTGTCTGCATAAAATAATTTGCAGTTACCGAGTCACCTGATGCAACAAGGCCACGCATAACCTCGTCAGCTTCTTTTTGGTCTATAGACTCAAACATTTCTTTTAATCGCATAATTATCTCTTTTTTCTACCAGCCCAGTATCCTGCAATAGCACCAATACCAGTAGCCGCACGTTTAAATCCATCTGGGTTATTTTGTGCGTACTGTGCTACCTTTGGGGCTAGCTTTCTTGCGGCATATGCCCCCAATGCAGCCCCTACAAGCCCCTTAGCAGTGCTTGTTTGTGCTTCGGGCGGTGTATATGCCCTAGAGTCTGGATATGACACTGTAGCAGTTTTTAAATCGCGATCGCGTACTAGGTTAGTTAAAGGAACCATTAGTTCGCTGCCGCGGCCTGTGCGTCTTAGTTCTTGTAGTACTTTGGCTACTACCAATTGTCGTTGTGGATATTTTAGATTACCCCAGTCGCTGAGTAATCTACGCCATTCTTTGTATCTACTGTCGTGAATCTTTAGCTGTGTTTCAAGTCTATAAAAGTATAAGCTAGGTTCAGTTACAGTACCATTGGCAATGTCTGCAATAAAACGCCAGTGCAGTCTATTGTTAAACATTAACTTGTTAAATAATTCTTTGCCGGCCAAGTCAGTGTGACGATTATCTGGATGAGCTACTTGATATGCCAGCATATATAAATCAGTGGCGTGTGTTCTAAACAGTGCATATGGACCATATTGAGAAGTTAGTTTAGCATAATCAATGCCAACCTGTCCGTAGTCCTCATCGCGACTTAACATGTATACGGCTAGTGTATATAGATACAGCAAATTAGCAACTTGTCTTGCATCCATTTTGTCAAAACCGTGGCTATAGCGATAAAGTCTCGCTTCTGACAACTCTTTATTAACGAGTTGTAATTCCATTACTTGCCCCCGGGCTTACCACTGCCAAAGTTCAGTCTACTAAATTCTAAACGGTCAACTAGTTTAAGTGCATTACCAATACGGTCAACAGCAACGAAACCTTCTTCGTTGGTAGCAACGTATGCATCACCCTCTTGTTTAAATGTAGGAATTTGTCGGATCTGTTCTAGCTTACGAATCAGTCTTACTTTTGCTTCGATAATTTTTAAGTATAAATCATACACAGCAACAATTTGTTTTACATGTTCTTTGATAAACTTAACACCAGTAACAAGTTTTGCTCTTGCTTCTTCTTGCTTGGCTGCTGTCTTGTATTTTTCAATTGTCTTAGTCATGTAGTCAATATACTTCTGTACAAAGCCTTGGGCAAACTTTGTAGGATTGTCCCAAGCGCCTGCACGAACAGCATTGTTTACGTGTGCTTTAAGTTGTTGAATAAAGTCTGAACCTATAACATCTGTGCCACGTTCTAACCAACTAAATGTTGCTTGATCAATATTTTTTAAGTAATGATCTGCTTCGCTGATTGCGCCCATGATGTGCTGACTTTCTTCGCCAGTCAATGTGACAGTGCCGCTGAGATCTTGAATTCGCGCATCGCGATGCCATACCGCAGGGTTGGCTCCTAGCTGACTGCTATCAAAACCAAAGGTGGCTTTTGTATCTGCAAGTGTAGGTCCACCTGGATATTCTGTGTGCCAAACAATACCCATCTGTGATGACATAATTTGTTTAGCTAAGTCACTGTTCGTTGGTACAGCATATGTAATAGTGTTTGGTGTGAACACTACATATTCTTCGCCGTCAATTGTAGCAGTCTTAAGGTCGTCACGAGTATAAAGCATGTCGCCTTGTACTACAGTATTCCAATTTAGCTTGCTGAGATTCTTAAGGGCAATGATTAGTTTTTCCTGTAAACCTTCAGCTGGGTGATTCTTTTTAATATCAGCTACAGAGAAGTTTAACTTTGGATTCTGCGCAAACACACCCTTTGTACCTACAAAGAACTTTCCACTCTGTGGGTCTCGACCAGCAACAACAGCAGGAGCACCGTCCCACTTAGTGGTCATGCTTACTGCACCTTTGCTGTGACCATCAAGCATTTCGTGTAGACTGTATAGATAGTCAATTGCTTCTTTGGCGCCGGCAAAGCCTTTGTTAAAGATATTGTCTTCTAAATGCTCAAGGTGAGTGTTCTTGCCTTCAGCTTCGTTGAGCAGGCTCTCGCTGATAATTTGCGTAATTAATGGTTTGGAAATTTCTACAAATTTCATTTTAGATACCTGCTTTGATTTTTAGATCAGCTATTTCGTTTGACATAATAAACACATAGTCTGATACACTTTCATCTATACGAACAATTAAGCCTAGGTCTTTCCATGTTAGACCAAAACTTTCTAGCATATTATTGATTTCATGGTACACACTTTGTGTTAGCATGCGTTCGCCGGCCTTAGCATGTGCCATCCACTGAGGATGAAGCTTGCTTACATCATAGCCGGCTTGTGCAAATTTTAGAATTTTATCAGCAGCAAAAACGCCGCTTTCTTTATCACCTGCTGCCAGTTTCTTCATGTCTGCTTGTAATGATGTAACCATTTGAGCTGGCAATGGTTTTGCACCTTGTGCAGGTTGTAATTTACGCATCTGGTTCTTAGACATTTCGTAGCTGTCTGCACCTTGTGGCACATTAACTCCGCTGCCTGCAAATCTTCCTGTGGGTGCTGCTGGCTGTTGTTGCGGTGCTGCTTGTGCTTGTGCTTGTGCAGGGGCGGCATCAGGTTGGCCGTCACCATCTGCATCTGTGGATTTATTTAAACCAATACTAGCAACTTTACTAGCGGCACGGCCTAGCATACTACCTAATGTGCCCATGCCCTTGGCTAGCACACCAGCTTTTGGATCAATGCCTTGACCAAACGGTGCGCCTTGACCTATGCCTAGCTTCTTGCCTAGTTTTTGTAACATGCTAGGTGCAATAGGATCGCCACTTGGGTCGCGTCCGTATTGTAGCATCAGTTGATTCTTTGCCATGCCTGCTGCTGGCTTACCGTTAGGCATCAACCAACCCTTGTTAGCATCGTACTTGTAGGTTACATTACCTACTCGGCCAACGGCGCCGGGCTTTAATTCTTTTTGTGGTGCTAGTTCATCAAGTCTCATGGTCTTCTCGCTGGCTCTCTTTTATGAGTTTTTTAATGCCGCGAGAAAACTTGGTTGAGTCCTTGCTACGAATACTATTAATCAAACGATTGGACAAGTCCTTAGCTGTATCATCGTCATAGTACTTTTCCATTTGTTCAATCAAATTAATAGCACTATTGATAACATGCTCGGCGCGGTTTTCAACCACGTGATTACGATCACGATCAATAGAGATTTGATTAAGTTCTTCTAAAATACTGCGACTTTTACGCACCAAAGTCTCCCATTAGGCATTGTTAATTAGTATTTATCACTTCTTGGATTTTAAGAAGCTCATCAATTGTAGGCTTTCATTGATGGTGTTTTGAGCCTCTGGTTCATCAGCTTTAATAACGTTATTGCGCTTTAGTTGCTCCAGCAAGCCGGCGCTAGTAACTGTTTGTGCATCCTCATCACCTTCTTCTAAATCCTCAATACGCAGTGTATCTGGATTAAACTTAAGATCTACTTTACTGCCTACACCGCTACTGCTACGTGTTTTCATAAACTGAATCTGATAGCGTCCACGCTCACGCATAGCGTTACTGGTAAAGATACCTACTACGTTGTCTGCTGTGTTGATCTTACTAATACCACCAGCAATGTGGCTGTGGTCAAATTCAATTTCCTCAACGGCTGCACGGTTTAACTGCGACGCTGTTACCATTAGCATATTGCGCTCTACAGCCAAGTTACGCAACTCCTCACTCACATACTTGTCCTTAACGAACAAGTTCTCTGCGCTGATCTTTGCGGCAATGGGCATCATAAGATCCAAGTAGTCAACTAGTAATGCATCAACTTTAATGCCGCTTTGAATCTCATACTCACGTAAGAATGCTCTAATGTCATTGGCGTTGATACCGCTGGGCATTTGCTTTACACGGAACTTACCTGCGCCTTTGCCCTTCATACGTACTTTAAGATCTACATCGTCCACATTGCGCATAATTTCTCGAGCAGCATAGCCCGACACCATACTGTCTAGTCGCATACTGATAAGTTGCTCACTAAGTTCTAAGCTGATGTAAACAACATTAAGTCCTGCAAGACTCCAGTTAACACCAAAGTTTTGCAAGAACAAACTTTTACCTGCGCCAGATCCGCCTGCAAAGATTGTGATCTCACCTCGGTTAAGTCCACCATACAGTTTCTGATCAATGCCTTTCCAGCCTGTGCTAAGTGCGCCGGCCTGTCGCTTGATCCATTCTAGTCGTTCCTTGGGATTAGCAAAGTAGTCAAGTCCTAGATCTTTGACCAAGCCTAGCTGTGTGGCAGCTTTAATCTTGGTTTCCACTTCACCGTACCGTTGCTTTTCCAACAAGTCAGTGCTGTCAATAATTGCCTTCTCTAGAGCTTTGTGTCTGCAAAACGTTTCAAACTCATCCATAACCCAGTTCTGATGTTCTGGTGTCACGTGTTCAAT